CCCAAAGCCTTCATTATCCCGTTTCCAGATTGGACCGAGCACCTAGGATCATGGATAAACAGGGCAATAGTGGGCTTCATGTATTGTTATTTATGTGCTATAATATGTATCTAATATTACTATTCGAAAATCTACTAAATACAGTATGAAAATTACAGAAATAGATCGTAGAGGATTTTTAAAAGGGCTCGGAGCCGCAGGAGCTGCCGCCGCAACAGGCGGGGCACTGGCTAAGAAGCCAGTAGAATTGCCCATATCCGGCTTCTATCCTGTATACGTAAAACCAGGCGACACCATTTATAGTATTTCTCGAAGTACTATGACTGATCCCAGGGACATAATGAAACTAAATGGATACAATAGTAAAACTAAACTTGAAAAAGGGCAATTGATTAAGATTCCCGAATACGGTAAGCATCCCGACCATCCATTGAAAACACATCAAACTGTACCTGTTGCAACGGCAGTCGAACCTAATAAACATATAGTGCCAGCAAAGGTTTCAGATTTACCCAAACCAACCACAACCCCGACACCTACAAAGAATACTGGTAATGCCTTAGAGGAACCAGATTTCCTTGAAAAACTAGTGAGAGTCGCACAGGAGTTGGGTATTTCAGCAAAAGCGTTATTTGGTGTTATTAGACATGAATCACACTTTAACCACCACGTACCCAATCCCAAGACTGGTGCAATGGGGCTTATACAATTTATGCCCGATACCGCTGAAGAATTGGGTACTAGTACTAGACAACTGGCTCGAATGACCGGTACACAACAACTGGATTATGTGTATAAGTTTCTTAAAAATCATAAAGTTAGACCGGGAATGGATATAGGCGATCTTTACATGAGTATATTCATGCCTCTTTATGTTGGAAAACCTGAAGGCACTGTGTTGGGTAAAAAAGGTGGCGGAAAACTTCCAGGAACTAATAAAAGTATGCATAAAATCTGGGAACAAAACCCATCATTAACTGGTGGCAAAGATTATTTTACCATCGGTGATGTAAAGAAAAGATTAGCAACATTTATGCCATCATGATAAAAAATAAACTAAAATCATTGACTTTAATGGATATTTTTGTTACACTAAGTGTAATAGTCCTATTTGCAATAGTAATAGATCAAGTAGGCACAGAAGTCATTCAAACAATTCAAAACCTTATCAAATAATGCGTTTTTTAACCTTTATAGCACTTGCTTTGGCTTTATTTTCGGCTCATGCAGAAAAGATTACCGCTACTAGTTGGCTAGTAGCAGATGACCAGGGCAAAGTATTAAGTCAGGAAAACATTGACGAAGTACATGCTATTGGTAGTATAACAAAACTATTCACAGTTATGATTGTGCTGGATGCTGGGCAAAGACTTGATGAGCAAATAGGTAAGTTTACCCGCGAACAATTGATACAATTAGCACTAGTTAAAAGCGATAATTCTGCAGCAGATTCTTTATGCGATCATTATAATGGTGGTAGAGATGCCTGTGTCAAGGCCATGAACACCAAAGCACAAGATCTTTACATGAAAAATACTAGATTTGTTGAGCCTACAGGACTCAGTATATTTGATGTAAGTACTGCCACTGAATTAGTTAATTTAGTTATTGCAGCGGAAAAATATCCTTTGATAGTTGAAGCCGCACATACAAGCACTGCAAAAATCAAGGTCAAGAAAAAGTGGTTCATATTCCATAACACAAATCCCTTAATTGGTTACAAACAAAACATCATAGTCAGCAAAACTGGCTACATAAGAGCCAGTGGTGGGTGTTTGGTTATGATGGTAGATACAGAAATCGGGCGTCGTATTCTAGTGCTACTTGGTAGCAAAAATACTCATACCCGAATACCTGAAGCAGAAATAATAATTAAAAACGCAGATTAAGTATATGCGTATTCCGGACCCTTGACAACTGAGGGATTAACGGAATAAACCAATTCCCCAGTATTACTATAAATTTTTGCCCCGTGTGCGTCTGCGGTACCAGCAAATGCAATAGCATCTTCCATTGACTCAAAAAAGTGAGTCAATGATTTTAACACACCATCTTCCCATTTATGTAATCGAACTTTATGTTTGCTCATAATTTACCTTAGGCGTAACTAGTAGTACTAGTGGTGTTGTTATTTACCTCGTGAACTAATTCTCCGTCAATGGTATAAATTTTTATACTATGACTGTCGCTATGCGCTGAATGATGTTCGTGATGTCTAGCTAAATGTGCCATTGCATCTTCCCATGCAGATACTAATGTTTCTTCTGAAGACAGTATCCCGTCTTTCCAGCTATTTACTCTTACGTAATGTTTCATGTTATTGTCCTTTATTTGAGGTATTTAGTCCAAATTTTACGAGTTTCGTTGGTATAATGTGTTAAACTTCATTGCTTGGATTTAACATTAATCCATGGTTTACGATATATTAATGCTAACTTTTCGCATATGCTGGCACTGTTTGTGGGATCTGCACAGAACGCATTTACAGCCCATGGAATTTCTTCACTAGTACCTACTAGCGGAACGCCTTGACTAATTAAGTCTGCACCCACAATATTAAATGTTTCGCTGAAACTTACCTGCATACCAATATCCATAGTACTGCATAACTCTAAGAATTGTTCCCTAGGAGTCCATTGGTGGTTTATCATCTCGTGCCCACGATCATAAAGATGTTGAAATAAACCTTTTAAGTTGTTTAGTACAGGTCCACCTTGCATTTCAATACGACCTGCATTAACATGAAAACGTAATTTCTTACCAATACTATCAGCAAACTCTATAGCACCAAATGCCTGTAGCAAATGATTCTTTAATGGACGCACAGCACCAAAGCATCCAATATCAATTACATCTTTATTTTTATTGAACTTTTTAGTCTTGTATTCTTGTGGATAAAAGTTGGGCAAATAAATTACTTTCTCGCTCCAATCTTTTTCGGGATTTTTTGTTTCTAAAAACAATTTAGTTTCACGCAACATACGCGGAGCGTTGACCCCGATAATAATATTTTTAAAGTCTGCATAATCGCCAATCCAGTCTATGGCATTGCCTTCGCCGGCAATAAAAGGCATTTCACTGTGCAGTCGAATGATCCATTTTACATCCGGATGTAGTTTTTGTAGTACGGAAAACTTAGTAGGTACTACCCAAAGAGCTTCAATAATTACGTGTGTGGGTTTGTGTTTTGTAACTAATCTATCAATACAGTTGTTGTCGATTGCAACTTCTAGATTAGATTCTACTCCAACGTCACGCAACATTTCATTCATAAAGTTAGCACTATTGTATAAGCCAGTGCTTAAACCTACATGACTATGTTTTTCTGCGCCATAGTCGTCGCGGCGTTTTAGGATAAAAAGTACTTTTTTCATTTGTATAGTTGATTTATACTAATATTTATGCTGTGAAATATTACACTAATATTATCTATTGATTTTAAGTAATTTAAAGAATTCAAATATCTTAATCCACATGTAACCTATGTCAAATTCCCACCACTGTTTACTTAACTTTACATTAGCCGGATCCAAGTGATGGTTGTTATGCAGTTCTTCTCCGCCAACTACAATACCCCAAGGACTTATATTGCGACTGTGGTCTCTAGTCTCACCATTACGATATCCTATCCAGTGTGCAACACCGTTAATAACTCCGGCAGCCCAAAATGGTATCCAAAGCATTTGTATACCCCATACCACAAATCCTATGGGACCAAATAATGCTAGATCAATCAACAACATTAAGCCAATGCCCGCAAAGTTGTGTTTGCTATATATATTTGTTTCAACCCAATCCACAGGAGTACCCTGTCCATACTGTGCAATCATGACACTGTCTTGAGCGGCACGAGAATATAATAATGCTCCACCAAACAACACACGCCAAATGCCAAACACATGCGGAGTATGTGGATCGCCCTCTTGGTCACTGTATCTATGATGTTTGCGATGTATTGCTACCCACTGACGTGTTACCATACCAGTTGTCATCCACAACCAAAAACGCATGAAATGGCTGAGCACAGGGTGAAAAGTCAAGCCTCTGTGTGCTTGACCTCTATGTAGAAAAACTGTAACGCACACTATTGTGATGTGCGTTACTAATAGTGTGTAAATTAAAACCAAAGCCAAATGCCTTGACTAGATAATAACAGGCCTATTCCTGCGACTGCAAAGCTACCCCAGAACATGCTCATGCTGACTGCCAAAATACTGGCAGATAATACCACAATGCTCAACTGATACATTGTGCCAGCATAACCAATCCAAGGGCTTTTCTTTTTAGCTTCATCACGTTCAGCTTCTAATTTCTTGGCTTTAGCGAATAATTCTTTTTTACCTTCGCCTGTAGCAGGTTCACTTTCGTAACGTGCAATCTTGGCCTGTAGTTTCTCAATCTTAGCAGTATCTTTGCGATAGATTGCATCATCTAAACTTTGTTCTGCTAGAGTCTGTTTGATACTTTTCGCTTCGTAGAAACTCCAAACATCGTTTGCTTGAATTGTGTTATTAAGTGTTGTGCTACTTAGTTTACCACCGTACCAAGAATTTACAGCTAGTATAAGTGCGAATATACTGATTACCATACCTGCTCTATCTTTGATTTGTGCTTCACGCTCGCTTCTGCTACCTACAGGTGGCTTAACTGCGTTGGGATCTTTTGGTTGTTTTGTAACTAAGTTTAATACTGAATCGAATAACGCCATCTTTTACTCCTTGATGTTATCAAGTATTTATTTGAGCAAGCGTTGTTTTACCTCTTGTAAATAATCATTTGATATTAATACCAACGGATTGTCTATAGATTCTACTACTTTTCCAAAGTTATCTACTAGCTCGTTTACTATAATTTTTTTAAATTCGCCATAGAAATGATAGTAATTAAACTTTAATATTTCTCTCATTTCTTCATGCATCTGTTGCAGTTCCTCAATTGGCATAGAACAAAGGCGTTCTATTTCGTTAGTAATTTTTTCTATGCGCAGATAATGATCCTGTTCGGAATCGTAACTTTCATCAATCCATCGATCAAATGTTTTAAATCCATAACTTTTTAAATAGGCGAGATTGCCCGGAGCAGCTACTAATATAAAGGGTCTTTGTGCTATAATAGGCTTGAAGACTTTTTCAGTTAGATGCAGTTTGGGCAAAAAATATACAGTTTCAGTCACCAAATGCCAAAGAGCACTGGTCAGTAGATCTAGATCAACATTGGCGCTCAGTGATCCATTTGGGTTATCAGTATCAATGATTAGGGGGTTTGTTAAGTTAGATAGAGCGTTATATATAGATTGTTTGGCCCGAGAATCTAAAAGACAATTGGGATCTGTTAGCTCTTCTTGCCAAGAACCAAAATCGTCTTTGAGGAATAAACTTACACTACCCTTTTCAGTTAACTTTCTATTAATTAAATTACTGACTAAATGTAATCTATAGGATCGATATTTTGATATCAAGTGGTTGAAGCATATAAATACTTTAGTAAATCGATCAAATGAATTTGAATTCACATATTGAAAATCTCTATACCAATCCAATGCCGCAAACCCATGAAAGAAATAGTACCAGTCGTAGTGATTTTTCTGGCTTGATATAAAATCATCTTTTAACTGGGAATGCTCACTGGTAACTAAAATATTAAATTTGTTGGGATTAAAATTAACTAAATTACCCAAAATAGTATCTTTTAAAAGTTCGGTAGTATATAAAGGTTCTTGCTCGCAAAAATGGCAATTGAATAATATTGGATTTTTAAAATCATGTGATTTGTATAATATATTTTGATGTAGGTATGTGCCAAATGGATAAAAATATATTGTTTTACCATTGGGGATTTTTGAAACTAGATTGTTATGCAAAATAAAATAAATTTTTTCTAAGGAAAACATAAATGAATGTAGGATTTATCGGAATAGGAAAACTGGGAATGGCTTGTGCAGAAGTAATGAGTACTAAGCATACTGTAACTGGATATGATATTTATCGTAAAAACAGTGACAAAATAAAAATTGTCGATGAGCTAAGTGATGCAGTATTGGGACAAGATATTGTGTTCATCGCAGTTCAAACTCCGCATGATCCGCAATATGACGGCTCAGCCCCAATCGCTCATTTACCAAACAAGGATTTTAATTACCAAACAGTTACTCAGGTACTTAAACAAGTCAACTGTTGGACAAGACCCGATCAACTTGTTGTTTTGATAAGCACAGTACTTCCCGGTACAGTCAGGGGAGAACTAAAGCAACATATAACAAATGCACGTTTCATATATAACCCATATCTTATCGCAATGGGTTCAGTAGAATGGGATATGGTTAATCCTGAAATGGTTATTATTGGTACCGAAGATGGATCACTTACTGGTGATGCACAAGAGTTGATTGAGTTTTATCAAACACTAATGGAAAATAATCCACGCTATGAAGTTGGAACATGGGACGAAGCAGAGTGTATCAAGGTATTCTATAACACCTTCATCAGTGCCAAGATTGGACTTGCGAATATGATACAAGACGTTGCTATTAAACAGGGCAATATCAATGTAGACGTTGT